CGTACTTGCTGTAATTGTCCGTAACCAATGCCCAAGCGACCGACAACGCCTCAACTGAGCCGGTTAATAAATCAACTGCTAATGCCGTAACTTTGCTCTGTCCAACTTGTAAAAGAAATGCGTCCCACGAATTTGTGAGTCGGTTAATATTTGCATTTAGTCCCGTTGCAAGTTTTTCCGCATCAGCACCAAACGCATTCTCCATTTCACGGGCAAATTTTGGCAAGACTTCACCAGCCAACAACTCACCGTTAGCCATCATCTTGTCCAATTCCTGAGTTGTTACGCCTAAAGATTTTGCCATTATGCCAAATGCTTGCGGAAGTGCCTCCCCAAGTTGCCCTCTGAGCTCTTCGGCACTAATTTTGCCCTTACCCATCATTTGAGTAAGTGCCATAAATGCCCTATTTGATTGTTCAGCACTTGCACCACTCCCTGCGATGGCTATCGACATTGACTTAAATATTCTGTCTGCCTTTGCCACTTCAATTCCTGACGCCTTTGCAGCACCGACAAACTTTGCATATTCGCCAGCCAACCCCTTAAATTCCAACCCGAGTCTGTTTGCAAGATTTTGAAGTTCTTGCATCGCCACTCCACCCTCATTCACTCCGCCTGCAATGGAATTTAATCGCATCCGAATAGACTCCATTTCACCTGCAACCTTTGCCGCCTCCTTGCCAAATTGAATCAGTTTATCGACCGCAAACGCACCCGCAACCATTGTTCCCAACTTTGCAAGCGATTTGTCAAGACCTGATACTGAATTGGTGGTTTGTTTTGTGGCAGATTGTAATTTGTCCATCCCATCCACTGCTGGCTGGGTGTCGGCAACAACTCTGAATATTATATTTTGAGCCATATCAATTCGATTATTATCCTTTGTATGGCGATTCGCCTAATGACCGGGCGGTCAGGGCAAAGATACGAAAAAATTACGGCAATAAACTAATCCCAGCCAATTCGCACAAAGCCTCTAATTCTATAATTGCCTTATGTCTTATACCCCTGATTCTAAACAATTCGGCTCGAGATAATTTTGATAAATCTTCAACTTTTGAATCCCACCTACTAATATAAATGCCGTTTTGAGAAAACAAAGCATTTGCAACCCTAATAGACAAAAATTCATGCAAAGGGGATTTTTTTATTAATTCTTTGTCATTGTCATAATGACCAATTGTCTTTTCAAAAATAGATTGCCTATTATATTCTTTGACAATTTTTAATGCTTTTTCGTATTCGGTTCTTGTTATCATACCCCCTTAAACGCAACCTCCTTATATTTGTTTCAGCGGGTCAATCCGCCTGCCTTTTTTGTCGATAAAAAACAGCACATTCCCGTTTACATCCAAAACAGGGCGTATCGTCCCTCTTCTTAATTTGCGTCCTATACCCATATTAATCCTTTACTGATTCCCTTAATGCAATACCACAAATGACGCCAATTAGAAAGACCAGAACTATCATACTTTGACGCTTTTTTGTTTCAGGTGCAGTTCGTACTTCCAAGCGTTGACAGTTGATGCGTACTCTTCTATGCCCATCTTTTCGAGCATTTTAATTTCGGTCAATGACCCGTTACAAAGCATCCGATGCATCAAGTTCACCTCGGTCACGAAAGTTGAGAATTCGTCAGCCCAGTTTCGGCTAAGGGAAAGATACTCGTGCTTAGGTCGCTCGACTCCATCAAAGTCCTTTGAAGGATAAGCGAACGGATATAAGCGTCGGAGATGTCCGATAAGTCCATTGTATAGCGTACTGCCAACTGAATAAAAAAAAACCGTGCATCGTCGTCTTGCTTCCAAAGGTCGAGTTTTACCCGTTGCATCTTCGGGTCGAAGTCGAGCGGGTCTTCGTCGGGATGGACGACAAAGACGCAAGCCAAATCCTGCAACAACATTTCATCTGGAATGTCATTGATGCGTCTTTCGAGTTGGTCGAACTTAGAGAAGCCTCCGACAATATCGCCCCTGTTCAGGTCGTCTTTGATCTCCTTGAACGCTTTGACGAGTCGGTCGGGAGTAAGTCCCATTGACGCCCTGCGAACGGCAAGGTCGGCAGGGATTACCCGATTTGCTGGAATGTCGCCCCAAGTTTCGAATGTCCGCCACTCGATGCCTGATGCGTCAGTGTAAATTGGTTTTAAGTTGCTCATACGCTGGCAAAGTTACCCGATTTTGCGAACCTATCCAAAAATGAACGGTGGAATGTCCAGAGGTAGTAAATAAAACAATCGAATAAGTGTCCGTGCATATTAGTTGGGGCGATTTTCTTGCCATCATCCCCCCTTTGCATCATTTCGCAATCCTCGACCAGATACTTACACGCTCGGTTAATGACAAGGTCAGGGTGCTTCGATAGCATCGAATTAATCAATACAATCGTGTCCTTGCTGTCCGGATTGGACGAGAGTAAGCGTATCTGGGCGTCCGATAGTTTTAACGCACCCTTAACCGCTTTCCAATTAGTCACGCCTTTCATTGTGGCTGAGCGGTTTCTTCCCGAGGCGTCACCAGTCAGGATTAATCGGGCAGTATCGGGGTATCTGGTGCGGATTCGCTCACACAACTCGTACACATCCGAGTTCATAATTCGTTCCTCGCCCAATATCCTAATCCTATTCCTGCTTGGGTCGTGCTGTGCATAGATGCAAGTCATAGGACTAACATTGAAGTCCATTGATACATAGATAGGCAGGTCGGGTCTTTCCTGAATATCCGACACATGCTTTTTATGTTCGAAGCAGTACGCCCAGACCGTCTCTTGTTTGGTGACGAGCATGCCCAATACTTCACGCTTGAATGAGTTCGGGTCTAAGGTGCGCTCTAACTGCTCGATGTAGCCGGGTCTTAAATTGTGTTGGTTCGCATACGATTCGGCTCGGATTAACTTAATCCTGCCGTTGCTGGTCTTGGCTTGGCTTTCAAGTTCACGATAATAGGCGACATTATCGGGCGGAGTTGTGGCGGTCTTGATGCGATGTCTTAGTCCTAACTTCTTGAAAGTTGTCCCCCTCGTTCTTGCTCTGCATTTGTCCAACGCTTCTTGGAAGTTCCGCACATCTCGGGTCTCGTCAATGCTGATTGTGTCCCACTCTGAGCCGTTCACGACATTGTAGTTATCGAGGTGAGTTAGGACTACATAAGACCCCCATCGGAATGTAATTACCTTGTCCGAACTAATGCCGGAATAAGGCTTAACACCTGCCATCCGTTTGTTTACGACATAGTCCACGCCCTCCCGAAGTCCCCACTCTTCCCAAGCCTCTTGAACCTTCTTGAATGTTGCGGTCTTCATCATGGCAAATGTTGGCGAGCATATCAAGTGCTTAGAGTTCTGAACGGACAGGTCTGGAATCAAATCGATAGCCAGCCAGTAAGTCTTGCCCACTCCAACGCCAGTAAGCATGTGTATCTCTTCCGCTTCGAGGTGGTGTGAGGAATAGTACGCTATCTGCTGTGCTTCGTTAAGTTCGGGCATTATTCTTTATTTTTGCCTTCTACCCCTCTATTTAATCTGTCTCTTGTTCTTGCGTGTTGCCAATGAATTGCCTCTTCAATCTTTGTAATTGTTAAAGAGTTTTCACGACATGGGAAAGATTCGTTGAGGCTTTCAAACAAACATTTTACATATTCAAGCATATCAACTGCTTGAATTCCATTTAGTCCAACTTCTGATATTGGGTCGCTTTGAATTGTAAATTTCACAACAGGTGCAACGCCTTTAACATCTTCAATATTATCAAGATTGATAAAATATTGATAATGCAAAAACTGCGGATTACTTTGCATTAATTTAAATAATGCTTTTTCTACATGTCTCATTTTTTTTATGTTAAGTTCGGGCATTACATATTATCATCAAGCAGTTTGAGGATATTCAGCCAGTTTTGCTTGGTCTTAAAGTATATTTCCATCGTTTGCGGACTTGCTTTTTCCCGATTCAAGTACAGGTCAATTCCATACAAATCCGTGTCGTCCTTGTAGGCATAATATCCGACAAAGTCAATTTGATTGAAACTGAACATCACAAAGCCATCCACATAAATCTTGACCCTGCCGTTGTATATCTTGAAGTCGTATGTATGCTTGCGTTTCATTCCTCCGATGCTTTGCGGATTGCTTCGGGTGAAATATGCAGGTTGATTTCAGGCGGTTGGTAGTCTTTTTGTTCCGTGTCAGCCTCAACCTGCTTCCCGTACTTTTTCGGAGCGAGTCTTTCCATTAGCCACATTCGAGTTTCGACACGCAATTTTGAACGACTCGTAAATTCCCGATTTTCGATTCGATTGCCGTTGGGAGATATTATTTCGTCTTGGCTCGAATCGTCTGAAATTATAAGCACATTGTCTCCCATGAAATCCGCTTGAAGTGCCTTTGCCCGTGCGTATTGTAAGGAAAACTCTGGCTTGTCGT